TTAGTGAATGGAGGAAGAGTAGCTCGAAGTACTGCCGCAGACGGCCCAATAATAAATATATGTTATACAGTTTTGGAATCTATGGGAGAGATAGACCCTCATAAGGACATCTATTTACAATCATATTTTACTGAAGGTAATATTAATGATGAAGTGGTTGCAGATTCTGATGTAGAGGTTTATGGAGTATATCTTAATACCCCAGCGACAGCGGAGAGCTCCGGCTTCTCGACCAGTACTGAGCCGGCTGGCGTTCGTATTAAGAATGGCGCTGGCTCTACTCGCGCCGATGTTTATATAAGTGAAATGTGGTCTGCAAGCTATGGAGATGAAGAATTAGATTCTTCTGACCCACCCATGTGGTTTCCTTTTCCAGTGTATTTAAAAGATGGATTTTATCAGGCGGCAGTAGGTTCTACTACGGCCAAAGTCTTATTATTTTCTACATCTTTTTATAGAAAGGTGAATGCCTTAGGTTTAGACCACGGATGGACCTAACGAAAGCTTTATATACTCCTATACTATATGGAGTAGAGTGATATTATGACTAATAACACAACGACAAACGAAACGCTGGGAACAGTAGGCGACTCTGGCATGCTAGATATGTTAATGGATAACATTATGTATATTGGTGGAGCAGCTGTTCTGGTTGCTTTGGCCTGTGCAGTAGCATGGATGAAGGTACCAGCTTTCCGCCTGATGGCGCGAAAGATGTACGCTAAGTTTATGCGTCAGCACGGGGACGAAATGGAAGAGTTGTATGAAAAATACCTCACCAAGGCAATGAAAGCGAAACTAAACGCCACTCAGAAGGCAAAAGTACAAGCAGCTATTCTAGAAAAGGCAATATTAGCAGAAGTAGACCACACAGTGGCAAAAACTTCAGCTGCAATAGCTAAAGAAATACGAGACATGGCTAAAAAGCTGTGAACGTAGAAGAATACGAGACTAGACTACGCCAACGAGTCGGAGAAGGCGAATATGCACGGCATAGAGAGCTTGTCCGCTTGTTGGCACGCAATCTTGCGCTTGAAGACATACTATGGGAAGAAATTCTCGAAGTTATTAAGGACGTTGACGCTAGAAATGAGCTCTTAAGACAGAGAAACTCTATTGTTAGGGACATTCATACTGAGTTCAGGGCTCTTAATATCGAAATTCCTACTATAGTAGAAAAGAAAACAGAGCAGTTTGTAAACCTGCTAGAGGATATTGTAGAAGATGATGACCCCAGTGAAGAACGAACAGAAGACGCTTAATGCCGCTCTTTCAGGAAAGGCGGCGCATGATTCAAGGTTCTTAGAGGATATTTTCGAACAGTGTAGAACTGACGAAAAGAAAATGACTGTCCTAGTTAGGGCATTCTGTGAGACCTACCTGATAGATGACAAACGGCGTCCTTTGATGTTAAGACCACTTCAGGAAAGTATAATAGTTAAGTCATTAACGTATCCAAAGAACGGTAAGCAGCGTAAAATGGCGATATTGGCTCCACGAGGCTGTGGCAAGTCCTACGCACTTTCCGTCGCTGCTACGGTCTACATGTTCTTCAAGCGATTCAGGGACTTAGTTTTTATCTTGGCTCCATCTGAGGACCAAGCTGCACTTATATTTAACTATGTATATAGGCACTACTCGGATAACGCTTTTCTTAGCAGCTTAGTTAAATCTTACAGGTTCCATAACAAACCAAACATCACTATGAAAGGTGGGACTGTGCTTCGTCGAGCCCCATTAGCTCCATCCAATCAGGGTCAGGCTATACGAGGCCAGCACCCGACGTTCTTAATTATAGATGAGAGCCCTCTGATAGATGATAAGTTATTCATTGATAATGTAGAGCCCTGTATCATAGCGAATAAGGCGCCCTTTATAAACTTGGGTACCCCGAAAAGTAAGGAAAATCATATGTATCGCTATCTTTATGATGATGCATATGCAGATACGTTTGAAAGGATGGTATTCAGTTGGAGAGACGCTATAAAGTGTGGAAGAGCTTATACTGCCCCATATACTGAAGAAGAAATGCTTGACAAGATGATGGAGTGGGGAGAGGATTCATTATATTGGAGGACAGAATATGAATGCGAATTCGTCGAATCAATCTCACAAATCTTCAACCCAGAAGCGCTCAAGAGGTGCAGAGTTCGAGGACACGTCTTCGCCGAAAGAGGAACGCCGTATCCTAATTGCAGCGTTGCTGTTGACATTGGTAAATCTATTAATAGCACTGTTATCAGTGTATGGAGTACCGAAAAATCCGACGAAGGAAATATTGCACGTCTTATATGCTTGGAAGAAATCAATCCTAGAACTGGCGGACATGACATTCCATATCAACGTAGACGTATCATGGACACTGCTAGAGATTTTAGTGCCGAGCGTGTTATTATTGACGCTACTGGTATTGGTGGTGCGATTGAACAGGACATAAGAAACGGATGCTATGAGGAAGGTATGCATTTTATACCCTTCATTTTCACTGGTGGTCCAAAAGGTACGAAAACCCAAGCATATAGGGATTATGTTTCGTACATCCAACAGGGTATTGTCAAAATACCGCACCCTGAAGGATTACCACCAGAGGAAGCGAAGCTAGTTAATAAATGGTTAAGAGAGCATATAGAGTTGGAATACGTCATGGATGCAGCTGATAAAACAGAAAGAATAGCTGCTCCAAGTGGCAAACACGATGATTATTGTGATAGTTCGGTTATGGGAGTACATGCGGCTTTATCTATGATGCCCGCCAGTGCTACTTTTGCTAGTGTACAGTTAAGTACTCCTACCCCTAGAATGAGCAGAACGGAGGGTATACCTGCGGTTTTTAAGACCGGAGGAGTCAAGAATAGGGTTAACAAACATATACCGGGCGGAATTTGAGCGAAACCTTTATATACTCCGTTTATATAATAGTATACGATAGCCATGGCTCTACGTGATTATTTGCCTTGGAACAGGCGTCAGTTTGCAACTAAGGGCACCAATCCTCCTTATTCTAAGGATGACCCGCGCAGCTACGGTGAGGGCGTTATTCGACGCATTCAGCTACAGCAACGCTCGGGATTCTTTGGTGCAGCAAGTCATGAACCGCAGATAGGCGACGCAAAAACGTACATGAACGTGTACTTAGCTGACCCAATCGTAAGAACGTTGATTGACCTGCCTTGTTTATATGCAGCGAAAGACGGCTATGACATTGTTACAGATGATGACGCAGAACGTGATGCTATCGCCCTAATGTTTGACGAGATAAACTTGGACCAGAGTTTATATGGTTGGTTAAGGAATGGGAGAATTTTTGGTACGTCTTATTTAGAATGGACTGGAGACAACCTAGTCTTGAGGTCTTCTTTGAATATGTATGTACAAAGAGACGACAACGGCCAGATAATGTATTATTATCAGGATTTAGGAGATGACAAAGAATCAATTAGGTTTGAAGATAATGAGATTATTGAATACAAGAACAACACATTCGATGATTATGCTTATGGTTTATCTGACATCCATCCAATTCTGTATCTGGTTGACCTTAAAGATTATGCAGAACGGGATATCGGGGCTGCTCTCAACAAATACGCTAATAGTCGCTTTGATATTAGCTGCGGACTTCCCGATATGCCTTATAATGCTGACAAGATTAACGAAGTACTTGCAGCCTTCAACTCCTTAGAACCCGGTGAGGATATTATTCATGGTAATGATATAGTAGTTAAGGAGATGCAAGGCACACAACGTGCGTTTGAGTATGGAAAGTACACAGACGATATTCTTAAGAAGATACATATAGCGTTGAAAGTACCTATAACGATGTGGGAGAAGCCAGAACAGGCAAGGCCTATTTTCGAACCCTATGTTAAACATTTACAGTCTGCTGTAGAAGCAGCTATAAATTCCCAGTTGATGCCACAATTAGAAAGTGGTAATGCCCGATTTAAGTTCAGGCAAATTAATGTTAACGATGCCTTTGTGAAAGCAAAGACAGACATGGTATACCTTTCTGAGGGAGTTCTTTCGCCCGGTGAAGTAAGGAAGGAACGCGGTCTGAATCCAGATGGCGTTGTTGCACAACAAGAAACCGAAGCGAATGTAAACGTCTCCGGTGGAAAAAACCAAGATAAGAAAGAAGAGTCCGCGAGGACAGAAAATAGAGCTGGTAACAAACCAGCCGCAAACAAAACAGGGGATAGGGAAAAATGAAGACAGAGCAAGCATTAGATGAATATCTATATGAAAAATGCTTAATAGACGCAGGGCTTAAGCTTAAGAAGAGGGGGTTCAAGAACTACCAGAAAATAGCAGCCGATATGTGCCGTATAAGGGTAGATGAAGGACACTTCGATGCAAGAAGTTTTGCTTCTGAAGGTACTAAAAAAGAAATTAAGCGTTCATTTGCACTGGAAATTGGAGACGTAAATAATACAGATGATTATTACGAATTCCCTGTATACGCTATCACATCTGGTATGCATGATGCGGATGGCGACCAAAAGGTTTATATAGAACCCAATACATTATACAATAATATAGAAGCTTTTAATGAGCTTCCGGTTTATTACAACCATCAGCGAACACCCGACGATTTGTTAGGTGTAGCTGTCAACCCAGAATACGTAGAGCTGGATGATGGTTTAAAGGCGGTGAAGCTCTTAGCTCGTATCCACAAGGATGCGGCAAAGGCCAATGAAGTGTTAGAGAAAATAGAGAACGGCGAAATGACGCACGTAAGTATCGACTGGCTTTCCAATGACTTAGATGTCATGGGGGAATCATTCGCTACTGATATTCGTCCAATCGAGGTGAGTTTCATTGATAACGAAACTCGTACACCGGTTTGTGACGCATGTACAATCGGAAAGAAATGC